TTGGTGCAGGCTCCTATGGATTTGAGGTACATTCCCGCCGCGCCCATCGCCGCCGTCTTTCCTGCGCCGACTTCGTGCGCCATCATGCAGGTTCCGGTGGCGGCAATTCTCGCGATGACATTTTTCTGGTGAGGACGCAGGGAAAGGTTCGGATTCATGCCGGGTATCGTGATATAATCGCCGTTGTAGGTCCTCGGCTTGATATTATTGAACAGCGCATTGAAACGGTCCTCAATAATCTGTATGCGGTCTTTATCCGCCATTACCCAGTCGTGGAACGCCTGCTCGATTTTGTCCTGGCATTCACGCGCAAGAATGGTTTCCTTTGCGTTGAATACCCTTTCCGTTCTGCCGTCCGGAAGCTCCCGGTAATCGTTCACGACAGCGCGTTTCTGGTTCAGAAGAAGCTCCGTCAGCTCGTAGGCGTTGAGCCGTTTTGTGCCGTAGGTTTCAGTGGAAAGCACGTCAGACATTCCGCTTGAATTGGTCACTTTCCACTGGTTCATCTCTGGCGAATAATTTACGGTTATCTCCTTTGAATAGCCGTGCATATTCGGGCGGTGCCTCTGCCACTCCGGCGTCTGGAACGTTTCATACACGAAGTCCTGGAACATCTCCGGCTCGATGTAGATAGTTCCTATGCGGAAGCCGATATCTTCGATCCCTATTCTCGGCGGCTGATTGTCCAGAAGTGCGGCTACGTTGCGCTCATAATCCGGGACGGTTTTGGCGGCTTCCTGAGCCAGAGCCAGCTTAGTGCGGACGTGTCCGGAAAGGTATTCCTCTGCGGTTTCCCAGCCGGAATACCTGCCGCCGGTGTTCTTCGTCGGATTGCAGTAGATATGTTCGCCAAGCTCCGAAATTACCGCGTCCTTGTCCTTTCCGCAGAGCTGTGAAATGTACTCCAGATCAACTGTCTGCTTTAAGTTTATCGAAAGGTGGAGCGCTTCAAGGGCGGTGTCAACGTGCGCCGGAACGCGGTCAACGTTTATCGTCCTCTCTGTAAAGATATCCGCTTTGGAAAACCGCTGTTTTCCGTCCGGGAGTTCCTCGACGTTTTCAATCGAGGTCAGCCGCGGCGCGCGGATATCGTCTGCAAATGCGCTGATATTTGTGCGGCTGTTGAGGTGTCCGTATTTCTTTATAAAACCGTCGTATGCGTTATTCAGGCGGATTTGCAGCATTTTCAGCTCATCGTCGGAACACCCTTTCTTCTGCGCGGCGGTCACTTCGTTCAGCCGGTCGAGTATACCGCACATGGCTTTTATGCGCGGTTCAGAACTGCCCGTAAACGGCACTGCACTGCGGTTTTCTGCATAGTACAGCGAACCTCCGCTGACGTAATATGTGTACGGAGTCACGCCGTCTAGGATATCTCCGTATTCTTCTTTCGGTAATTCATCGTCTATGGTCGGCTCGGCGGAGAAATGTCCGTCAAGTCTGCCAATGGCTTCGGAAAGCCGTTCGGCGGTGTTTCCGTCAGACTTTATCGTGCGCGTATTTCCGAATCTTCCCGGAACGATTTCCGGAGTTCCGAGCACCATTTCCGGGTTCTGCCGGAAGTACCTGTTTTCCTGAAATACGCTTGCTTCGCCGTAAACTCGCTCGGAGCGCACCCAATCCAGATTGCGGTCATTCTCATGCTCAAATTCTAGCTTCTGAAAGAAAAGAATATCCGTGACCGTCTGCGTTCCGGCTGTGCGGAATGCGTCCTCCGGAAGCCTTACGCCTCCGACGAAATCCGCTTTTCCGGACAGTTCACGACGGAACGAATCATCGTACTTGTCCATAGTTCCGGCAGAGGTGATAAGTGCCATTATTCCGCCGGGCTTCAGCTTGTCGATTGACTTTGCGAAGAAATAATCGTGGATAAGGTATTCGTCGTATTCCGGGTCGTATGGCTTGAAATCCCCGAACGGCACGTTTCCGACAATCACATCGAATGTGCCGTTTTCGAACTTCGTACGCTCAAATCCACGGTTCTGTATTTTCGCTTCCGGGTAGAGTTCCTTTGCGATACGGGCGGTCAGGCTGTCGAGTTCAACGCCGTACAAACGGCTGTTCTCCGCCATTTCTACCGGGAGATTCCCGAAGAAATTTCCTGTTCCCATTGCCGGGTCGAGTATCTCACCGCCGGTAAATCCCATGTTTTCAAGCGCCGTGTAAATGCTTTTTATGATGTACGGCTCGGTGTAAAATGCGGTGAGCGTGCTTTCCCGGGCGGCGGAATATTCCTTGTCCGTGAGAATGTCTTTAAGCTCGGCGTATTCGCGGCTCCAGTTCTCCTTACTGCTGTCGAATGCGTCCGCAATGCCGCCCCAGCCGCTGTAATGAGCAAGTATGTCCTGCTCCTCGGCGGTCGCATGGCGGTGTTCGGATTCGATTTGTTTCAGCGTTTTTATGGCTGTTACATTGGCGGTGTATTTTGCTTTCGGACCGGTGGGGTATGCGAAATTTTGGGGGAAGCGGTAGTTGCCAACCGGCGGTACTGTTTGAACAACGGTACTGCGCTCAATATTTTCCTGTGGAACAGGTGCATCACGGTGAGGTACCTCTGTGTCATCGTGATACGGCTGCATATCTTTTTCGCGAAGATATGAGTATATTTCGCTGGCACCATCGTTATGTGAAAACTGATGGACGAAAATATCAGCGCCGGATTTTTCACTGTCTGCGATGAGTGCATAAGCACTTTCGTCACCAATATACGATAATCTGTAATTGCCGAGTTTTAGGTCAGACGCATTATCTACCGGGTAGAGCAGCGCAGTCTTTTCTTTTTCAGAAATTCTTATTTCCTTGTGTTCTTCAATATCCCGAATAAAGAAATCGGGAATGTCTGAATTATCATTGACTGAAAAATCAGCTGCCTCATCGTGAGGCAGTGCCTTTTCTTCTTCAGAGAGATAGACCAGATCGTCAAAAGCGAGATTTTTCAATGCAACCTCATTCATCTCATCTAAAGAATCATACTGTTCCTCACGGGCATTTGCATTGCCGTACTCAGTTATTATGCGGTAATTCACAAGATCCGCATATACACCGATAATAGTGTCAGTATCCTCATCAGTAGTATATGCAAGATCAACGTGGTTCAGGTCGTCGAAATCGGCAGTGCTGCCGTATTCTGTTTCGCAGAAATCATTGATATATTCAATGGCTGCTTCCAATGCTCCAGAAGAAGCTGCCTCATCATGAGGCAGTTCATCGGTATGCTGTTCAAGTTCATCTGAGATAGCCTTCTTTAGTTTCTCGGCAACAGAATGATAGGCTTTGAAACTGGAGAGATAGTCAACCACGCCGCCGTATCCATCGCCGATATCCTGACGTTCACTGTAAGTTGTGCCGTCCGGCATATTTATAGTGAATTTTGTTTTAGCATATCCATGATGATCGTCTTTCAGTTCTCCGCTGTCAATGGCAGCGTATAGTTTATCAGAGTTACCACCATATGCTTCAAGTTCCTGCTGACGTTTGGACACCCAATCTGTATCCTCGCGCTTCATTATAGTATCAAATTCGAGGACGGAGTAAGTTTTACCTTCCTCAAATGCTGGACTTTCGCTCCACTCGCAGGTGATAGTAGGCTGCTTTTCCGAGATGTCCTTTTCTGTAGGTTCAACTATTCCTATTGACATATCAGATTTTTCTTCTTCAAAATTATCAAAGGTCAGCTGAGCGCTGGTTTCTTCTGAAAAAGCTGCTACATTATTGTCATATAGGTGATCACGTTGTTCTATATTGAAAAGATACCCGAAAACCTGCGCCGTGATTTCGTCCGTCCACTTATCCTCGGAGATTTCACCAGAATTGAGAAACTCCGTGATTTCTTCTTCCGGGAATCCCAGTCCGGGGTTATGCCCGGTATGGTTCGTAAGCTGAGTTACCAGTTCCGAAACTGAATCCCGGCAGAGGCTGCGAAACTTCGGATAGCCGGATTCAGCTGTGAGAGTTCGTGCGGCTTCCGCTGCGGTGCTCCAGTCGTTGAAACAATAGGGAGCATTCACGGAACTGCGCTCGATTTTCTGATATTCCTCCTTGACGTGCGGCTGAGCACGAATATACTCTTCCGCATAAGTGGCGAACAGTTCAGGTGTGAGCCTGATCTGAATATCCAGTCCGGTGCGCTTAATATCCTTGCGGATAGATTGAAGCCGGCTATTTTCAAAACAGTGCGGATACTCATAGTGAATTGCAAAATGCTCTGCGTCAAACTGCGTATAACGGCGGGCTGATTCAATATCCTTTTCGGTAATGTATCGTCCCTCGTCAACAGCCTTTCGTATTGCCTTTGCAACGACCTTCCAGCCAAATCTGACAGTTTGTTCATTGCCGTTATTTCCGAGGATCAACGCAAGTCCCTTACCGTCATGATTTGAGAACTTGACGATTCCGCTGCGAGAACCGCCGCCGATTCCGTATTCATTTTTCAGAAACTTCGCAAGCTCGTCATTGGTAGGGGAGTTATCCGAAATGTACTCTGTTATGCGAAATTTTCCTCCTGCTGAGTGATTTCCGTGCAGGATCTCATCTTCAAGCAGCTTCTGCGCATAAATTGCAGTGTCAGCGGTTGGTTCTTCAACAGGAATAACACGCTTGACTGTGGGTTCCGGTGCGGTGTTATCTTCCGCTTCTTCTGCTTCGCGCTGTTTTCTTGCCATTTTTCTAAGTGCGTTCAGGTCCATGTGATATCCTCCGTTACATATTTACTTCTTCTCAACTCTAGCCACCTTAAAGCCTCTCCTTGTTTCGCCTGATAAATCAAGAATCTTATCAATAACACGCTGCAATTGTTCATGCTGGCGGTATGCTTGCACGAGCATGATTTCTTTTTCAGTAATGAGAAACGTGTCATCGTCGCTGGAATAAACTTGTTTACCCATATCGGTATTATTTACCATAACATGACCCTGTGGGTCATTTGTGTAACCCATCAACCATTCGGGAGTAACCCCAAAATATTCCGAAAGCTGATAGACTCTCTCTGTTTTAGGTTCATAACTTCCTTTCAGATATCTGCTCAGTGTACTTTTGGGTATCCCAAGTTCACGAGCAACATCAATCTGTTTCTTGCCATTCAGTTCCATTGAATCGGCTAAACGTTTGCTGAATATCTTTAGCAGCATCTATGTCCCCTTCATTTGATAAGTATCCGTGTCTTATAAGCTCATCCAGTCCAGCTGCAATAATTGGGTGATCTACAACAAGACTTCCATCGTTGAGGACCAAGCAGCAGAACACATACTGTGCATTCAGGCTCAGGCTATCATCTTCAAGAGGACTACACTGTATGTCTATCATTTTTGAACTACCTCATTATTGATTTTGGAGCGCAGCCGCGTAGTTTACCGCCTATGCGCATAGTGTGGGGCACAGCTGTCAGCCATGCCCCGTAAGGAGAAGTGTATATAAACCCCTGTGGCTAGGGAGAGTTTTAAAATAAAAAGCGGAGAATATTGCATCTCCGCTTTTCTGAATTATTCAATTGTGATTGTGAAATCAGGCTGTCTTTCCCTCAAAGAGCTTTTTAACCTCATCCAGAGGAAGCTCAGTCAGGTCTGAAATCTGCTGTAAATCTTTTATTCCGCTGTTCCAGAGTTTATTAGCCATGCTTATTGAACGTTCATCAGCCGCTATCTTAGCCCTTTTCTCAGCGTAATCTTCCATAATCTTGCACATAGTATCAACACCCTCCTTGCTTTCCTTGAAATACTGTGTCCGTTCAGACAGAATGTCGTAGTACATTTCATGCGGATTCGTGCAGAAGAAGTCGTGCATAAGATGACCTATCGCCGTATCATCACGATTCTGCCCGTTTACATAGATTATGCAGGATTCGTCCCCATAATCAATGTGTCCCATGTTTTTTACACATCGGGTTATTTCGTACAGTTCCTGTCCGCCTCTGAAATAATCCCTCTCGGTAATAAATATGACATAAGTTCTGGGGAGGTTTTCGAAATCATCGCCGGGATCGGTCGCATTAACGTCCAGCAGGCTGCTGTTGTATCGTCCTCGTTTCGGAACCGCACCGCTGTCACGGCGCTGAACCTCGACATCGTATTTCACTCCATCGGAATCAACAGCGTAGATATCCAGTCTAGCGGAACGTCCCTGCAAATTCTTTATTTCAAACTGCGTCTGCGTGTTCTGAACTGTAAGGTCGTTCTTGTTCAGTATTACCCGGAGCAGCAGTTCGGCACACTCCTTGTCTTCGAAAACCTTGCTCATGAATGTGTCGTCCATAAGCCGGAACTGTTTTATCGCTTCTTCCTTGACTTTGCGGTCGTCAAGCAGCTTATTTTCGTCTGCCATCGGGATCACCGTCCTTTCTTGAATTATAACATATTATTGCTGAAAAATCAAGCGTCTGTATTGCTTATTCTGAATATTCCTCGCCGTCAGCCGTTCCCGCGTTTATTTCGTCCTGACTTTCAAGATACATCTTACGCCATTCCGAAAGAAAATCAGATTTCTGCAGGCAGAAGTAGAAGAACTCGGATATTTCGTCATTGGTAAGCTCATCGCCGATTATCTCAGTGACTTCCTTACGCTGCAGCGTGATTTTCTTCGCATACTGATTAGGCAAGGATTTCTTCTTTTCGGTATTCTGCTTAACCGGCTCCTGCGTAGATTTTTTATCACTCTTTTCAGCAGGTTTAGGAGTTTCATCGTATAGTTCGATGATATCACTTTCAGATACAAATTTGAGATATGCAAGCTCTTCTGCCTGCTCAGCGCTTATTTTCCGATCAGGAAAGCTATTGAGATACGACGCTATGCCTCTCTGACTTTCGTCAGGCATTCCCGAAAAAGAAACAGCCGGCATGAGATTGATCCTGCCGGAATCCAGCAAATCCATAAATTCCGGGACAAGCCTTGAGCAGGCTATGTACCGCTGAACTGTCGCACGCCCCTCGCCGTACTTCTCAGCAATGGCAGCCGTTGAACGTGGGCTTCCCAGTGCTATCAGCGCTTCGTGCTGTGCCTTGTAAGCATATGCACGTTCAGAGGGGAGCAGTTCAGTCCTCTGGCAGAGGTTCGTGTCAGCCATCATGAGTTTAGCGCGGTTCTCATCGACGTCCTTGATAACGCTTGGAATATTGGTTATGCCGGCGATTTTGCAGGCTTCAACGCGGTTGTGTCCGGCGATGATACGGTATTTTCCGTTGTCAAGCGGGCAAACAATGATAGGCGAAAGCAGTCCGTTTTCCTTTATGGACTCAGCCAGTTCATGCAGCTTGAATTCGCTGTACATTTTGAACGGCTGATTTTCCCATGGAACGAGCTGATTTATAGGTATTTCTTTTTCGGTATTCTGAACGGCATTGTCAGCTTTGAGGAAGTCCGTCATGTGAAGCTTGCCGGTGTTGCTTGATGTTCCTAAATTAAAGCCCATTATATAGCCTCCTTGCCGAGTATCTCGGTAACAAGCTCTCTGTACTGTCCGCCAAGTACGCTGTTTTTCTTGGATATAAGCGATTTCTGCTCAGCGGTGCTGTTTGCGGCTTCGATACGCTTGCTGATAGTAGTTTCGTAAACCAGACCTCCATAGCGTTCCTTTAAGGCTTTATCCACTGCCTGTGCCATCTGTGTGTTGTCTGTCATAGTTTCAAGTATGCCGCATATTTCAAGGCTGGGATTTATGTTATCCTTTACCAGATTGAAGATATCCTCAAACTGGACTATGCCGTTGAGCGCAAATTTCTGCACCTGCACCGGAATGATTACACCGTCCGCTGCTGCAAGCGCATTCGTTACCAGTATTCCCATCGAAGGGAGGCAGTCAATAAGTATGTAGTCATACTCGGCTGTCTTTTCATCAGATAACAGCGCTTTGCGGAGTATCTGCTCCCTGCACATTGTCTGAGCCAGGAACATATCAGCAGTCGCAAGAGAAATATCAGCCGGTATGTAATCTATGCTCTCGCTTTTCGCGGTCACAATACACTCTGAGATTTTTGCCTGCCCCTTGAGTACGTCTACCATCGTCTTGGAGCCGGTGAAGTCATAGCCAAGATAGTCGCTAAGATTGCCCTGCGGGTCAAGATCGATACAGAGTACCTTTTTGCCCTGTTCAGCAAGTCCGGCGGCAATGTTTACAACGGTCGTGGTCTTACCTACGCCACCTTTCTGGTTTGCGATTGCGATGATTTTTCTTGTCATAATGTAGTCCTCCTGCCATTTCGGCAACATTTTATTTCCGTCCTTGAATATATAAGGCATAGGCAGGGCGGAAGGACTTACCGCCCATCGGGGAGCTACCCCGCTATGCCCGTCAACTCCTTTCGGAGGTCAACGCTTGTTCATATCGTGATTGACCCGGGACTTCCAGTAGCTGTTGAGCGTCAGCCGGGAATTGTACAGCGCCGTTATCAGGTAACTGCGGATATTCCGGACATCACTGATGTTGTTGTCCATTGCTTCAAGAATATATTCAATGTGACTGCTGTTGAGTTTCAGAAACACGCTTTTCACAATGTCATGTGGTATGTCCTCTCCGTTTACCCGTATTGTTGGTTTTGTGGAGCACACTGTATCAACGATAATGTCTATCAATTCGAGAATGGTTTCTTTCTTTTCGGGATTCTGCTGAATAAGAAAATCACATTCGGTGTTATCACGAATAATCTGAGAGTAGTCTGAGCGTTTGCAGATATCTTCGGATTGATTGATAGGATTGATTAACTTAGGTTTTTTTTCTTTAGTTTTATATATAGAGCAGTTCGGCGGTTTTGTTAAATCTTGTTTTTCCTTTTCGTTAGAACAAGTTGTAACGTTTGGGTAAAACAAGTTGTGCGCTTTTGTCACAACTGGAGCGCTGCCGTCCGATGTGCAGTTTGGCTCTGTTATGCCATTTGTCACTGATTCGCTTTGCTTTACTGTTCCGTCCAGTTGTGCGCTTTTGTCACAACTGGATTTACTGCCGTTTGAAAGGATCCCGGCAAGCAGCTCCGTGTCATCATTGATACAGAAGTAACGCTTTGCAGGCATACCCTGTACCTTGCACTGAATAAGCCCGGATTTGATAAGCGTTTCGATGCAGCGGCGCTGCTGTCTGGCTGACAGAGCGGTGGATTCTTCCAGGTCCTCCACGGTTGAATAGAACCAGTCACCGTCAGTAAGCAGTCCATGCTGATCATAATAAGCATACTTGGAAAGCAACGCTCCGTATACTACGGCTTCCGCCAGTCCGATTGCATGGGCAAGCTGACGATTTATCGACATTGTGTTGTCAGGGTTAAGAAGCTTGAAGATAGCTTTCATGCGCTACCTCCTTTGCTTCGGAGAGTTATATTTCATGGTGTCCTCCGTTTTCTGTTCTCCGATGGAATACAAGCATAGCAAGGGAAGGTGGAGAACGCTACCGTCCCGAGGGTTCGCGGTTCCCGCTATGCCGTTGGTGCCGTTCGCAGGGAGTTACCCGTTAAACAGCATATAAAAACAGGCACATTGCCAAAATCAATGTACCTGTAATAGTTCTTTGATAAAATAGCTTATCAGTTGGTTAGCTTCATCACAATATCGTCAGCTATATCAAATATTCTACCCTCTCCAGAAAGCATAAGATAGCACTCTGCACCTATCCGTGACATCTTTAAGTATTCGTTTATGTCCGTTTTAGGAGAATAAGCACTTGCAAAAGGAATAAAGTGGTTTCCGTCATTATCGTCAACGTATATATCGAGGAAGGTTCCGCTATATGGGGGTGGTTCAACACCAGCTTCTCCTTGAATACTCACATCGTAATGAAACTCCCATTGAGATGGAATTTTATCATTCGGTTTTTCAGCATCAAACTTAAAATTATCAGGTATCATATAGATACTTTCAAGATATGTGTTCAAGAAATCAAACGCCTGCCGGTATGTAAGTGTATCTCTTTTAGAGCCTGCAGCGATTGGTTCGGTATATATGTTGATTGTCTTAATTTTGTTGTTTCCAATGAGACCAAATTCATATAAGTTTTCTTTCATGACATAACCTCCATATGTAATTACTATTTTGCTTCTTCAAGCAGCTCATTTATGGAAATTCCGAATACTTTAGCTATTGCATGAAGTTCGGTGTCGATTATGAATCGTTCGCCGCTTTCCATTCGCTGCACTGCATTCTTGTCAATGACAAGCCCATGACTGCGGAGCCTGTCGGCTACTTCACGCTGGCTTATTCCCAGTGCCTTGCGCCGGTTATAAATTGCAATGCCAGCGATATTATTTCTTCCGGATTCTGTACGATTTCCAAACATTTTTATATTCCTTTCATTACTATAATAGGTGGTTATCTTTACTGTGATTTGCCAAATATGCATTTGAAGCAATGCAGCGTTGCAAAGCAGTCTGCAAGGCTGTTGTGGGCAGACATTGTTATGCTGTTCCAATCGAAATGGTAGTACGCAGCGCAGGTCGTGAGCTTCTGCCATTTATATTCACCGAAGTAGTCACTCCACTCGCCGTAGATTTCTGCGAAAATCGGCATTATATCAACGATTTCAGCTCTTTTGGGGATAATCAATCCAGCAGCCGTTATGAAGTCTGCGTCAAAAGATGTATTGTAGCCAATAATCGTATCTGCGGAGTTTAGTATCCGCTGGATTTCGGCTGCTTTATCAGCAATGCTCGGTGCGTTCGCAACCATATTTGGGGAAATGTTATTTACAGCCTGCGCTGCGCTCCACGACTTGTGCAGGGGACGAAAGTAGCTGTCGAACAGCTTCTCACCGCTTTCGCTGATTATAGAAAGCTGCAAGATTTCATCTTCTCCTGCACATAAGCCTGTTGTTTCTGTATCTATCACGATACCGCCCGATGTTTCAGCAGGGAGCTCAACAGACTGGGTAATAGTAAGAACTTTTTCTCGCTGCTCGTCCAATGCAAGGAGCAGTCGAGCCTGTTCCTTTTCTTTTTCTCGTTCACGTCTGAGCTTTGCTCTGCGTTTGGCGGCTTGGGCTGCCTTACGTTCGCGTTCTGGCTTAAAATATTCCGCCAGCTCATCAGAACTTGCAGCTCTGACTTCCTCTGGCAGAAGATAGCGGGGAAGAGTATTGACCGAGCCAGTAGAAAATCGAGAGGGACGGAGTTTCTTGCCACAGTCCTCGGACACCGGAAGATATCCTGCTTTTGCCCACTGGCGTTCGGTTTTCAGTTCGACTTTAAAATACTGAAAAGATAATAACATCGACTTTGAGCTTTGCCATCTTTCACTCTTCATAATACACCTTCTTTTTTCGGGAATAAAAAAACTCCTCTTTCGATATATTCAAAAGGGAGTAAAACACTTATTATGTATCTTGTAACATTTATAGAAAAACCTACATTGTAAGGTTGACATTTAGGTTTATCGTGGTATCATAGTTATATAAAAACACAGGAGGTTATATCATGACACCAATCGAAAACATTACATTTGCTGAGGCTCTGGAGGATTACATCTGCAGTAAGGACAGATTGCTTTCGCCCTCGACTGTCCGCGGATACAGAACCATGCAGAGATCCAGCTTTGATCGAATAAACGATCTTCAGATTTCTGAACTTACTGAGAAAGTCATCCAGCGGTGGGTAAATTCACTTGCCGATAGGTATTCATCAAAAACTATCAGAAATCAGGTCGGCTTACTGACAGTGGTTCTTCATCAGAACGGTATCAATCTCAATATGAAGTCCATTACACTCAAGCCCAAAATCAAACCTGAATACAATATTCCTACTGAAACAGAGATTCAGAAGATTGCGCTTGCAGTAAAACATACGACTATTGAGATACCAATAATCATCGCTCTCACTCTGAGACTTCGCCAGTCTGAGATAGCCGGTTTGCGTTGGGAGCACTATGACGGTACATATTTAAAAATCAAATGCGCCGTAGTCCCAGATGAAAATCACAAGCTGGTTGAAAAGAACGAGAACAAAAGCTATGCAGGCAGGCGAATAATTGAAGTTCCAGATTATCTGAAAGATATCCTGGATAGTTCTGAGCTGTTAATTGACAAGGAAACAAGGGGGCGCGAAATAAGGCGCAAGAAACCGAAAGAACCCGTCAGTGACCGGGAGAAATGGCGTAATAGAGCCGTTTGTGAGTGCAAAGAAATGCAAGTGAATAGAAAGAGCGCCGGGAGTGGTTGTCAATCACTTTCGGCGCTCTTTTGCTATTAAACGGGCGAAACGAACGAGCGGTTGGAAAAGCTTACAGAACGTTTAAAGGATTTAAAAGGGACGTTTAAATGGCGGTATAATGCGGTTTAAGGCTATCAAGGCAATTTAAATGCGCTTTAAACTACATGTATAATTAATACATATTATGCAAATTGTAGCAAGGAACTCAAGGAACAAAAATAAACCTGTCAAGGAACCACTTCCTTGACACAGAAAAACGGTGCAAGAACATTTATCTTGCGCCGTTTTTTGTGCACTTTTTTATACTATTAAAAATGTATTTAGGAAACTACCTCTGCAATGCCGAGAACTTTCCCAAGGCATGCTGCTGTTTCGAATTTGCTGAGATCTATCGGAGGATATTTTTCATTATAAGAAATCAGGCATTTTTCGCCGTATTCTTTTATGTAAACACTGCCATCAAGAAGAAAAATACCTACTTCGCCCTTGCGAACGCAGGGGCAGGACTTCACCAGGGCAATATCGCCATCATGGTAAACATCTTCCATACTGTCGCCGGACACAGGTATCGCATAATCAGCCTGTTGAGCTTCGGGTGTGTTCCGGACAGTAAGCGTTTCAGCAATGGCTTCATCGAGAAACAGACCAGTTCCGGCGCTTGCCGAATTGTCGTAGTATCTTAATTCACGGGTGTTGAATGGCAAGCATTTATTATTTATGCAGATTGGCTCTTTTTTCTGTGTGGCTGCTCGTTCAACAGCAAGTTCTGCAAGGGTTTCGGCACGCTCAGAAACACGAATTTTATCTGATGAACTAAGTTTGTTGTATATAAAAAGCAATCTCGTTTCATCTTCTGATAGACAAAGTGTGGTTTTATTTGTTCCTAATAATAGTTCGTTTAAGTCTAAATCCAAGAAAATAGCTAGCTTAACAACTTTGTCTATTGATGGATTTTTAATTTTTTCGGTTTTCCAGTCGGTTAGAAAACTCGTATTGATACCACACGATTTAAGACAATCTTTTTCTGTAATACCTCTTTTTTGTATACTTTGTAACAGAATTGATAAAATTACTTTGCTATTATTCACAAAAACGCCCTCCTGGTTAGAAATATCTTATTAATGTATTGACAAATACGAAATTTCTGATTATAATATACTTGTACCCCGATAGGGGTATGCGAGGGCATACTGCCCCGAATACATTTTACCACAACACGGCAAAAAAATCAACAGTAAGGAGGGCTTAAAATGCTTTTTAGCAATATCTTAAAGCGTAAGCGTGAAGAAAAAGGTCTTACGCAGGCGGAAGTTGCCGAACATATCGGAACTACTCAGCAGAATGTAGCGAGCTATGAGAGCGGATACAAGGTTCCGTCGCTCAAAATCGTAGTCGCTGCCGCCGATTTCTTCCACTGCTCGGTAGACGAGATGATCGGGAGGGCTGTTTCATGAATAAACCCATTCGCATTTACGGCAGGCTCAGAAAAATCGGCGACGATTACTACGAAGCTGAGTACAAGGATTACCGTCCGGACGGCACAGTTTCCGGATACGGTTGCGAAGATTTTTCCGGCGAACGGCTCGATGCTCAGACCAAGAAGTATGAGGTGCATGTTTACAATGGCAAGACAATGCACGGGACACGTGAAGGCTGGAGAATGACTGACATAGTCGGAAACATAATGAGAGTATCCGCAAAAACAAATGGTCTGACTGCCGCAAGGATGCTTTATAAGAATAAGGACGTTGCCAGAGTGCAGCGCGTCCGGTGGTGAAAGGAGTAATACCATGAGCATGAACAAAATGACTGCAGCAGTAACCGCTGCACTGGAGAAGCTGGGCTATCGCCGGATCCGCGAACTGCAGATTACCTGCCCCACCCAGAGCAGGGCGAACGTTTACCTGAACGACGAGTATTTCGGAGTTTTCGACTTCGAACGCAACACCTTCGTGGACTGAAAGGAGAACATCATGATTAGAAACAACGACATTATCCAGGGCTACACCGTCCTGATGGTAGCCAACGGAATGGTTCTGGCTCATTCCGAGACCGCTCCGGATCCTTATGTGGTATGGCACACTACCGAGGACAGGTCAGGCGTGTACGACGGCAAGTACCTGCCGAACAAGGAGGACGCAGAGTGGGATTTCTGCATGAAGGCTTTCCCGTGGTTCGAGGATAACGCACCGGTCACCATGATTGAGGACGAAGTCGATAAGACACAAAAAACTCTGAAATATCTTCTTCAGGGTGCAAGAGAATGTATCGTCGGTGCTACTGCTAAGGTTGATGAGCTGGTTAAAGAGCACGCACGGTTAATGGGCAAGGAAAAAGCTCCGCAGGAGAGAAATGCGGAGCCTGTGATAGACCAGCCGGCTTTATCTGAACAGCTTTCCAAGTTAAAAGAGGGGATAAAGAAGAGCGGTGTTCCGGATACGGTCGTTATTGATAACGGATCGACCTTCGATGCACCAAAAGGCTCAGAAACCATTACCGCTTCAAAGAAAGAATTTTCTAATCCAAGCTGGACTGTTACTCCCAGATTGGCGATAGATGAGCACGGAATCAGTTTAGGCGGAGTATATCTACCCGACATTACCCGATTTTCACTTAAAGACAGCGGAGATCTTGACGGAACATTTATACTTGACATTGAAACTGATGTTGTATTGGCGACTGCTCCGGTTGAGAAAACGGTCGCAGAACACGAAAACCCGGTCGCCAAGAAAAAGGCTCCGCAGGAGGAAAATGCGGAGTCGGTGATAGACTATATTTCTGGTTTCGATTTTGAAATGTCCGCTAAAATTCAGTCGTCTGTATCTGACCTGCTTTCTAAAACCCGATCCAAGCATTCGTGACTCTGCATATCCATTTCTCCAATGTCAATTCCGCTTTCAAGCAGTTTTTCACGTAGTTGGTCATGATAGCACTGTATGGCAGAAATAATCATCTGATTTACAATTGAAAGTCCATATTCAGATGCTAAAGGAGAATGCCTCATTACTTTAATGTCATCAATGCTTATTTTGTCTTTAGACTTAGTTTTCTCAGTAGCTAACTGTTCAGCAGCTAACAAAGAACTTACCATTATCCCGGTTCCTTTGATTTGCATTATATCCTCGATTCTTTCCTCCATGGAACATTATACCACAAACAGCCGAAACAAGCAAGCACGGAATGTGCCTGCTTGTCCGCAGGGAATGACCGCCCTGCGCTGATGATGGCAGGTCGGAGCATAAAAAATAGAGCCTCGGCAGAAACGACTACTCTTTGCACAGAACATCGTTTCTGTTTGACCTCAAGGCTCCGTCTAAAGTATATCAGAGCATTAAGCTTTTGTCAAGTAAAATTCTTACAGAAAGGAGAGATCACTTTGACTTACCTATCAACGGCAGAGGTCGCGGAGATAAAAGGGTGTACACCTAGATACATTCGGCAGCTTGTTCAGAACGGCAAGCTCCGGGGCGAAACCAAGGACAACGCCGCGAACAACCGCACCGAATACATAATCCCTCTGACAGCACTGCCGCAGGACTTACAGCTGAAATGGGAGAACCAGCAGCGCCGCTCGCTTGGTTTAGAGCCGGTTAAAAAAGCGATTAAAGCGCCTTTAAAGACTGAAAGCACACGCCTTACGCTGGACGACCTAACAGATAAGCAGCGCAGCGAGCTGTACCTCTGGACGGCGCTCATCAAGGACTGGCTTACCGTCCGGGACAGCTACACCCAGTACAGCAAGGGCGAGGTTGACGAGATGTTCGTGCAGGCGGCGCGGCTGAAATACCCTGACCTGGAGATAAGCACGGATATCCTCTACCGCAGGCTCAAAGCCTACCGTAACTCGGACATCTCCGGGCTTATCGACAAGCGAGGCGGCAGCAACAAGGGAACCACCACCGTTCCGGAGTTCATGCTGAACGCGTTCAGCCGGTTCTACCTCGACCAGCAGTGCCTGCCGATAACGAGCTGCTACAAATTCACCCGGGACTGGGTGCAGGAGCATTATCCGGAAAGTCTGCCGGATATGCCGTCAGAGCGCACGTTCCGGCGCAGAGCCGAGGATATCCCGTATGCAGTGCGAATGTACTTCCGCAACGGCGACAAGGCGTTCTCGGACAAGTGCCTGCCGTATGTCGAGCGACTTTACGACGATCTCCACGCAAACGATGTCTGGATAGCGGATAACCACACTTTCGATTTCTTTACCGCAGGAAAGGACGGCAAGGTTCGCCGCCTGTACCTCACAGCGTTTCTGGACGCCAAGTCCGGCGCTATGATGGGCTGGAACCTGACCTATGCGCCCTCCGGCGACAGCACGCTGCTGGCGCTCCGGCACGGAATACTGAGGTGCGGAGTTCCGAAAGCGGTCTACTTCGACAACGGTTCCGAGTTCCTTGTAAGCGACATCGGCGGTCGGGGACACCGCCGGAAGAAAGACTGGAACAAGGATCCTCTGCCGCCGAACATCTTGCAGTTCCTCGGAATCGAAATGCACAACGCTATTGTCCGGAACGCTAAGGCAAAGCCCATCGAGCGCACGTTCTGCACATTCAAGAACCAGTTTTCGCGCTGCATTCCCACATTCTGCGGCGGCACGATACTGGAACGCCCGGAAAGCCTGAAGTACAAGCTGAAACACGGCATAATCCCGGAGGAAGAGCAGATAAGAATAGCGCTGGACTCCTACATTGACGGCTGTTTCAACGCCGCTCCCTACGGCGGCAAGGAGCGCCGCTATAAGGGCATGAGGCGGTTCGAGGTCTGGAACAGCAGCATTCAAGATGTTGATGAGTTCCGACAGCCGGACGAAGCGAACCTCTCAATGCTGCTGAAGCGCGTCAGCAAGCCGCAGGCGGTCAACCGCAACGGCGTGTACATCAATTTTGCCGGAGAAAAGCTGTGGTACCGCGGCGCGGACACTGTGCTCCACATCGGCGAAAAGGTGTATGTGCGCTACGATCCGGCAGATCTCCGCAGCGTGCGCGTGTATGATATGGCAACGGACAAGTACCTCTGGACGTGGGATCTGGACGACGATCTCCTCGTTGACTACCTTACCAACCACCGCGAAGATATCGCCACCGCCGAGAAGCAGATCGCCGAGAGCAAGAAGCTCGTCCGGGAATACGGTCGCGGAATCCTCGACAGCGTGGACGCAGACAAGCGTATCGACATCTTTGCCGCAATGGTAAAGAACTCCGTCGAGGGCAGCAAGGATATGGTATTTAAGAAACCGGCGACATTCGTCCCGGTATTCGCCGAGGAGAAGCTGGAGAAATCCCCGGCGCTTGGAGATATCAGCGAGATCTCCGTCAACATTGATATCCTGGATAAATTAAACGCAGCGGCAGCGAGCCGCAGAAAGGACTGACATCATGGCAGAACAGAAAACCATCAGGGAGCTTACGCCGAAGCAGCGTGAAGCCATCGAAAAAATCTCCGCCACGGCTGTGGAACTGGGAATATCTGAAACCAAGCTCTGTGAGCGCATAGGCATAACTGGTTCGGCGCTGTCGCAGATACGCAAGGGATACTATCCCGGCAACTGGGATAACCAGTTTGAGAAGATCTACTCCTACTTCGAAAATAAGGAGGCAGCGTCCGAAACCTACACCGAGGTCGAGTACGCTCCGACTTCCATCTCCACACTGGTATACAAGACTGTGCGGAACACTCAGCTCAAGGGCGGATTTGCCTTTGTGACCGGCGACGCCGGTGTCGGCAAGACCAAGGCGCTCCACAAGTACATAGAGGATCACCCCCACGACAGCGTGATGATTACTATAAATCCCTGCACCAAGAGTACAAAGGCGGTGCTGAAGCTGCTGGCTCTGAGCCTGGGCGTGCCGGTAACGCAGTCCCGGGACGATCTCTGGATGAGCATTGCGGCTAAACTCCATGACGGAATGGTCGTTGCAGTCGATGAGGCGCAGCTTCTTACCTACGGCAGCATTGAAACGTTGCGTTCGTTCGCGGACTTTTTCGCGGAGCGCCGCCAGACCCTCGGCGTTGTCCTGGTCGGAAACCAGGGAATTCGGGAAAAGATAGAGGGAAAGTCCCGGGAACAGTACCGCCAGGTCGCGAACCGCGCATGGCAGCGGCAGCAGATAAGCACCGGCGATGTACAGCCGGAGGATATCCGAATGCTGTTTCCGGTGCTGGAGGGCAAGGAGCAGGAGCTGACGCTGCTCTACAAGGTAGCCCAGACCGCCGAGGGAATCCGTGGAGCAGTTCGGCTGTTCGGGAACGCCTTTGACTCCGGTAGCTACGATTTCTCCGGAATCGTCCGCATGGCTAAGATGATGCACCTCGACTTAAAGGGCGCTGAAAAGGTGGTGCGGTCATGAAGCACGGAAAGAACCCCACACGCCGCCAGAAAGAGTATATAGCTTCCCTGCGGCTCAATCCCGACAACTGGCTCGTCTGCAAGGACACTCCGGACGAGCTTATCTTAGAACACAAGTACAGCGGAAATATTAAGATGATAAGAAAGGAGCTTTTCAGATGAGATACGAATACGGGCTTGCATTCTTCTGCGGCGTGGTAGTGATGGCGCTTGCGAATGCGCTTTCGCTGGGGCTTCTGCCCTGCCGGGTGCTGGCGGTGATATTCCTGCTGGTTGCCCTGGCAGCCGTCGCGGTTTCCGGGTACCTGTTCGGGCGGAGAAGCTGCCGGAAGCTGGTGCAGAGCCGCTCATACAACGAGGGCGTTCGCAAGGGACTGGCAATCGGACGGGCAGAACGGCAGTCGGAGATACAGAGGTTTCTGGAAAATGAATGAAGAGGAATTGCTGATTGGATTTTTGAAACTGTACCTTGATGGACTGAATAATGTGTGCAAGTACGATGCAGTGAGGGTTGGAATTGAAATGCTGCTTTCCGAAAAGGTATTTCAGGACAGTTAAGAATTGTCGCTTGTACTAAGTGTCGTATCAAGAATCAAAATCAGCGCCGAACGATTACAAGGCATGGCTGCTGGCAGGGTCATTTACATGCACCCTGCCATACCAGACAAATAAACGGGGTTTTGCCCCACCTTAATGCGGCTTCCGTAAGGGAACTGTTGCAAGCCAGTGTAAATGCAGAGCAAGGATAATTTACAAGGAGGATTTTTATGGACAAGGAAACACAGAACCGTCTGACAGGGTTGTTCGTTGACCTGCTCCGCGCTACTGGCAGAAGCGGAATTGAGGAGCTTATCAACTATCTTCAGGAGAAAACGGACTTTTTCACCGCTCCGGCAAGCACAAAGTATCACGGAGCATATGAGGGCGGTCTGCTCCAGCACAGCATAAATGTGTATGAGGCGTTCAGCTTTGACCTGGCACGGAATTATTCTTTCAGCGACAGCATTATCATTGTATCGCTCCTGCACGACATCTGCAAGGCGAACTGCTACCGCACAGAAAAGCGCAACGTCAAGGAAAACGGCGTGTGGGTCGAGAAGCAGATCTATGTTTTTGAGGACGAGCTGCCACTCGGTCACGGTGAAAAATCGCTGTACCTTGCAAGCAAGTTCATCAAGCTGTCGGACGAGGAAGCCGCAGCTATCCGCTGGCACATGGGAGCGTTCGACTGCGCGTTCCGAGGCGGCGACCGGGGACTGAATGCGGCGTATGAGAAGTATCCTCTGGCGGTGCTGCTCCATATGGCAGATATGAGGGCTACTTACCTTGTGGAACGGAGTGATGACCATGACAGATGAAGAATGGGAGAAAGTCGAGAAATCCCTGTCTAGACCGTATGGACACGCGAAATTTATGATAGACGGATACACCGTTGATATCGCGGTTCAGCCTGAAAAGAAACTAAAATATGTGCTGACGGTGTATGTAAACAAGAAATGTGAATTATGCACTTGCGTCAACGACTGTGATATTCGCAGCAGATTTTATTATCCGTCAAAGCGTTCGTGCCTTTCTGCGGCTGACAAGCAAAAGCTGAAAAAAGTTTCGAAAGCCAGACGGGAAAGCATAACACAAATGGCGGCATACACCGCATATTCACCATTCTGGGGAAGTTTTTCACGAATGAAAGCACACTTTATCCGCAACAATCAGTCTATAAGACTTATTAAATGTTAGATGTATACCCGGGGGCATAGTCCCCCGCCTTAATGCGGCTTCCGGCAGCGGAAACGGTTGCAAGCCCGTAGGCAGCACGACGTTGCCAAGTCAACGCCCAGAGCCGGGCAAGGACGACCGGCAAACATAGCGTTGACCTAGACGCAGAGCAGGGATAACGCCAGTCACACTGGCAGAAAGGAGAGTGATTGCATGAAATTTAAGATTTATGACTACGAGAACGACCGTTCGGTGGATATCGAGCTGACCGCTTCCCAGTGGAAAGAACTCCAGGCGTTCCTGAAGGAGCTGAAGAATCCGCCTGCCCAGGACTACAAGGCAGTGCTGGACTGCTTCAACCGTATCTGCACCGGGCTTCCTCCGGCGACCCGGCTGACGGATAAGCGCAAGCGCGCTATCATCAAAGCCCGGAAAGACGGCTACGATCTGGAACAGGTGTTCCTCACTGCTGCCCAGAGCTCGTTCCTCCGGGGACGGAATGACCGCAAGTGGCGTGCAAGCTTTGACTGGATCATGCAGCCGGGCAACCTTGTCAAGGTTGCCGAAGGGCAGTATTCCGACAGCGTTCCGACTCTTGTCCCGACAGCGCCGATGTCCGGCAATCCGTTTGACGACTATGGACAGGATTAACGGAGCGGAATTTGTGAAATCCCTTGCGGCAGTACATATTCAGAACGATCCGCCGGCGGAGGGCGACTACACGGACGAGGACGGACTGCTCCACTGCGGAAAGTGCGGCGGAAAGAAACGCAGCCGCATTGAAGTCAGCGGCGAGGAGATCATCGTGCCGGTGCCCTGCGAGTGCAGGCTCCGAAAGATCGAGGACGAGAAAAAGCAGACTGCGGCAACTCTGGCTGCTATGCGTTCCACGGAACTGCGACGGCTGTCGCTGATGGATTCCACCCTGGCAGCGGTAAGATTTTCGGGCGCCGACCAGTCCGGGGATAATGCCCGGAGCATGGAGATGTGCCGCAGATACGCCGGGAAATTCGGGCAAATGCGCCGGGATAACCGTGGACTGCTGCTGTTCGGCGGCGTCGGCACCGGAAAGACTTACACAGCAGCATGCATTGCCAATGAGCTGCTGCCGCAGGGGATCCCGGTCGTCATGACGTCGCTGGTGAAACTCATCGACGGAGGCGCCGACGAATTATGCAGCCGCATGGCGGCAATAGACCTGCTTATCCTGGACGATCTCGGAGCCGAACGCTCCACGGATTACGCCCTGGAGCAGATCTACAATATCGTAGACAGCCGTTACAGAGTGGGGCTTCCGGTGATTTACACCACAAATCTCACGCTTGAGGAGCTGAAGCACCCGTCAGATCTGCGGTACGCCCGTATATACGACCGTATCCTGGAGCGGTGCTTCCCGGTGGAGTTCCGTGGGAATTCTCGCCGCAAAGCCGGAGCATGGCAGGGATTTGAGGACATGCAGGCGCTGTTAGGAGGTGACAACGATGGCTAAAGCCGAATGCGTCAACTACAACCACGGCAAAGACCGCTGTAACCTGCTCATGGAACTGGTATGCGAACAGAAATGCCAGTGCACGTTCTTCTGCACCTACGCCCAGAGGGAGCTTTCCGACCGGAAGCATGATGAACTGCTGCGGAGCAAGCCGGAAGAAGTCCAGGACAGGGCGGCGCTGCTGTATTACGGCGGAAAGAAACCCTGGAACAATAATTAAACATCATTAAAGGAGGATTTAAATGAAAAAGTACAAAGTACTTACCAAGTCCCGTGGGCTGACGATACCCAGGGACATGGCGGCGCACCTCGACATTGATGCCGGAACTGCGGTAGACCTTACAGCTTCCGGGGACGGAAAGCTAATCATCACCAGGCACATCGACACCTGCCGGTTCTGCGGCGGCGCGGAAAAGGTGAAGCAGTTTGGCGACATCTACTGTTGTCCCCTGTGCGCTACAAAGCTGTATCAGGAGGTAACGGCGAATGAGTGATATCGTTGAGAAAGTCCGGGAGCTCAGCCAGATCAAGGCGGACATCGCCAGGCTGACCGACCGGAAGAAACAGCTTGAAGCTTACTTTCTGGAACGCGGCGGCGATGATGTCCTGGACACCAAATTTAAGTCCACGGTGTACGCCGACCCGGATTCCCAGGCGGCAGTTACCTACACCGAAGCGCAGGCGCTGACAATAGTGTATCCGAATTACCTTAAAGAAACACTGGGAGCGATGTTCCCGGATATCTTTGAGGAAGCCGTCAAGACCGAAGTCAAGCCGAAGAGCAAGGACATAGAGCGCATGCTCATCGGCATGTATACCGGGAATTACACCAGGTCAACGCCGGAGGAGATAATCGCGGAGCTTCCCTGCGACGACAAGGCAAAGGCGGCGCTTGCGAAGAAGCTCAAGGGCGCGAAGTTTGAAACCGACCGGGACAATCTCATGAAGATCGGTGGATTTTCGGAGCAGGACGCAGGAGATTACGCCTACCTGTACGCGGAGGCGGTGGTCTGGCAGACGTTCCGGCGCATTGCGGAGATGTCCGGTGCGGACGATGCGCGGCTGCTCCGCTGCATAGATCTCGGCGTTGCGGTGGATAGCTCCACCAAGATCACGGTGACCTGATGGCTACCAAGGAACAGATCCGGCGGATATATGCCCTCGGCGCTGCCGCCGGACTGCTCGACAGGAGCGCCGGGAACGACGACAACCTCCACCTGTGGATAAAGCAACTCTCGCTTAAAGACCACATCTCGGAACTGACTGAGCAGCAGGCAGAATTCATAATCAAGCACCTGGAGGAATATCGCTCACAGGTCGCACCGAAACCGGAGCTCGTTACCGAGGAGCAGAAAAGCATGTGCTTCAAGCTGATGTACCGTATAGCGGATATTTCCCCGTCGGAGATCAAGCCACGGGAACGGCTCCGGGGCGTTGTAGCCAAAGTGACCGGCAGGGATATCTGCCCGAACGGAGATATCTTCCACCGCGTCACCCGGGCGGAGGGATCGCAGATAATCGAAATGCTCAAGCGGATACTCCGCTCGGAGCAGAACAAGCTGAAAAGGAGCAGTAAAAATGGGACTGGCAATGCTGATAAAGAAGAGCCACCTTAATGCGGATCAGCAGGAGGTGGCGGATATCATCGGGCTGGAGAACTACCAGGCGCTCATAGACATGTATGGCGGTGACAGGCTGTACATACCGAAAGCCCGGAGCATAGTTCCGGCAGCGGAACTGGCTTATGAAATACGCCGCAGGCGACAGAACGGATACAGCAACGAGCAGATAGCACGGGATCTTGAGATCCCTGCTGCGGATATCCGCAAAATCAAATAATCAATCCCCCGGTTTTGCCGGGGGATTTTTCCGTTATTTCGTGGAGTTATATAATGGTGTACAAAATACATTTTTAATAGTATAATAGGACAAGATAAAAACTAACATTGATAAGAGGTGATACTGTGGACTTCGACGCTATCTATAATATGATACTTACCATTGGAATGGGTGCGATAACATTCTTCTTGAAGCGCAGCTTTGACAAACTGGATAGCCGGGCAAGCTTGTCGGATGTCGAGGAACTTAAAAACAAGCTTGGCAGCCGTGCAAGCCGCTCCGATGTCGAGGAGCTCAAGGACAAACTCGAGAGCGCCGACGAGAAGTATGCCAGCAAATCCGAGCTTAACGAACTGAAAAAATCCATCGAGAAAATCGAGAACAACATTGATTTCCTCAAGGAAAACACCGTGCGTAATGCAGATTTTATACGCACTATGAGCCGGCTGGAAAACAAAATCGACGACTTGAAAAAGGGGTGATATAGATGGACATGGAAAGAGTACGCCGTGAAAAATTCTGCGATAACAACGCCCGGGTGCTTCGGGCTATAAACGCCCTGCGGACTAGATACGTCCATATCCGCGATCTGGAATACGGACTGGGAGCCGAAATGACGGAATCCGAGATAGCCGATTGCGTGAATTATCTGAACGAGGGAGGATACATCAAACTCCGTGATCTGGAGTTCCATAACGAGGTTCTTGACCTGGCTGACGCCGAGCTGCACAGCCTGGAAGCCAAGCTGACCGCCAAGGGCATTGCGTTCCTCAATGGCAAGATTTCTGACCCGTGCATAAGGCGGTGAGTTCATGAAGCGTAAGCACAGCAAGATAGACAAGCTGCCGTCGGATATCAAGGAAGCCGTTGAGCAGATGATCCTCGGGGACTACACCTACCGCGACGTCTGCGATTTCGTCCGGGACACGGCAAACGTCACGCTTTCCGAAGCGGCGGTCTGCAGGTACGCCCAGGGGCTGAACGCCAGCGTGCAGGAGATTCGCCTTGCAAGCGAAAATATGCGTGCTCTGACCGAGGAAATGCAGAAATTCCCTCAGCTCGACACTACCGAGGGAATCGCCCGGCTGATATCACACAAGGTGCTCCAGGCAGTCCAGCAGATGGACGAGATCGCGCTGAAGGAAGCCGACCCCCTTAAGCTCATTGAGAAGGCAACGGCGCTGATCAGAGCGGTAAGCCTGAAAAACTCCACGGATATCAAGACGGCGAACCTCAAGAACGTGGCGTTCGAAAGCTTCAAGGAGGATATCTTCGACGCCATGGCAAAGGAGAACCCAGAGTTGTACCAGGCAATGGTGCAGTTCATCAACAGCAAATCGCAGGAGGAATAATGTACGTTATATATTGCAGCTCCGGCAAGGAGATGTCGGTAGTCCGGCAGCTTGCCGAGAAGAATATCCGGGCGTATGCGCCCCGGCGCCTGGTGATGGAACGTCACTTCGGCAGATGGGTGCGCCGGGAAATATTCCTGTTCAGCGGATATGTGTTCCTGGACGAGGAGCTGACGCCGGACACCTGGCAGGCAGTCAAAGCCTGCTATGGTACGCTGCGGATACTCAGCCGCTCACAGCTTAGCCCCACCGAGGAGGAGTACATACGCTTCCTCTGCAACGACGGACACGCGCTGGGAATAAGCCGTGGCTATGTCTCCGGAGATGCGCTGCATATTACGGACGGCTTCCTGCGGCGCTTTGAACACAAGATAATCAGATACAACAAACGTGGCAAACGTGCCACGGCGGACGTGACGATCTACGGCAGGCATTACGAGATAACCCTCGGCTGCGAGTTCGATGTTCCGCCGGTCATTCCGTCGATCAGCTCCGGAACGGCGAAATATATCCTCTGAGATCTGCGGAACATGATTCCGGACGGACAGGGCGAAGCATACCCCGAAAAATCGCCTGTAAGCGCCTTATGCGTTTCAGAGGGTAATTCCCCTACCCCGAAGCAATGCGCGGATTTAAACGCAATTTAAGCGCGATTAAACGTATGAAAGAAAGGTGACAGCATGAGCAAGAAGAAAAAGAGCATAGCAGCCCTCGGTGCTGCCATCGCTGAACGCGAAAAAAACGGCACAGATCAGACCTCCGCAGTGCAGCAGCTTGTGGAGGCTTACTTATCCACAAACAACGAAGCCAAACGCGCAAAGAAGATCGCCGAAATAAAATCCCGGTGCGGCGGACTGAATGAGCTCCTGTCACAGAACAGCGAGCTGCTGACCGCCGAGGTTGAGCAGGCGCTCCTGCGCGCGGCGACCGGGTACACCGTCACCGAACACACTATTAAATATGTGAACGGCGTCAAGACCGTGGAAACCAGGGAGCGGCATATTCTTCCCTCTCAGCAGGCTATTGAGTTCTACCTTATTAATAAAAAGGGCGAAGATTACAGCAGGAACGGCGGCGGTTCAGGCAATGCGGACGGCGCTCTGGCGGATATTCTGGAGGCGCTGAAAAATGGGTAAAGTAGCATTCACGAAAAAGCAGAACGACCTCATGCGGCTGTTCAAGCAGCAGCGGCTTCCCCGTCTGACCGTGCTCCAGGGTTCGGTGCGTTCCGGAAAGACCTGGATCTCGCTGATACTGTGGGCGCTGTGGGTGGCTTCGCGCCCACGGGAATATCTGTACATGATGAGCGCAAAGTCGCTCCAGACCCTCAAGCGCAACTGCCTGCTCCCTCTTCAGGAGCTTATCGGCGAAAAAAACTTCACATTCTCGCTCTCCGCAAAGGAGGGCATTCTTTTTGGGCGGAAGATAATGCTGGAGGGCGCGAACGACGCACGTTCCGAGAACAAGATCCGAGGCATCACGCTCGGCGGCGCTTACTGCGACGAGCTGACGCTGTTCCCGGAGGACTTCTTTACAATGCTTCTGTCGCGATTATCCGCGCCTGGTGCGAAGCTGTTCGCTACCACAAATCCGGATGTTCCGACGCACTGGCTCAAGAAAAAGTACCTCGATAATGAGAAGCTTGCGGACGACCTGCTGAACATCTTTTTCAGCATTGACGATAATACAACGCTTCCGTTGGATTACATCACCAGCTTGAAGAAAGAGTACACCGGCGTATTCTACGACCGTTTTATCCTCGGAAAGTGGGTAGTCGCTGCCGGCGCAATTTACCGCGTATTCTCGGATAATATCCCAGCGTTCGCAGCGCCGGATCCGCTCCCCCGGCTGGATATTATCAATGTCGGCGTGGACTGGGGCGGCAACGGCTCGGCTCATGCGATGGTCGCCACGGGCATGACATCAGATTACGGGAAGCTCATTGCCCTGCGGAGCGAACGAGTGCCTGCAACCGGACTGACTCCACAGCAGATCTACAAGCGCATATACGAGTTCTGCGAGGGAATCCTCCGGGATTACGGCAAAATCGAGGATATCTACGCCGACAGCGCCGAGCAGACGCTTATCGCCGGGCTGAGGGAATATATAGACCCTCTTGACCTGACGGTGAAAAATGCCCGAAAGCGTCCGATAATCGACCGTATCCGTGCGACGACCATGCTCATGGGCGGCGAACGGTTCCTGCTGACCTCGGACTGCGAAACGCTCCGGGAAGCGTTCCAGGGCGCTGTGTACGATGATAAGGTAGTCGGCGAGGACGTCCGCCTGGATAATGGTACCTCGGATATTGATACGCTGGACGCATTTGAGTACAGCTTTGAGCGGTACATTCCGCGGCTTATCAGGAGGGATTAATGAGTATTTTAAACACGCTTAAAGGCTTATTTAAAGGGAAAGGAGGAGCAACTGTGGACGACTTTGATATAACAGATTCGGCGGTAAGTTCGACCATGCGTTCCGCGACTTCCCTCTGGTGGGACGCGTTTCAGGGGCAGCTCCCGTTTGCGCTGACCCACAAAAATTTCAAGCCGCTGCCGACGGCGTACATGTCTACCGCGTATCTGGCGCAGCTCGTCACCGGCGAAATCAAGTTCGAAATCGCGGACGAGGAGCTCAACAGGCACGTCCAGAAGAATCTCCTGCCGAACCTTGACAGGATAACGCAGCTGACCCTTGTGGGAGGATTCACGGTGATAAAGCCGTATTTCGCACAGTCCGGGGAAATGTTCTTCGATTTTGGCACCAGCCGTGACTTCCTGCCGATGGCTCTGGACGAGAACGGACATGTCACCGAGGGCGTATTTTTCGAGCGTATCCGGTACAAGGGCAAGGTCTACGAGCGCCGGGAGCACCACATATTCCGGGACGGCGTACATACCGTCCGGAACACGGCGTACCTCTACGGCACCAAGCGCACTGTGGAGCTTTCCGAGATACCGAAGTGGGCTATGCTGCTTCCGGAGGGGCAGATTCCCTCGGATATTCCGATGATAGCAACATTCCGCACACCGTATGCGAACAACATAGATCTCGACAGCGAACTTCCGGTGAGCGTTTTTGCAAATTCCCTCGGCACGCTCCACGAAATAGACGTGGCACATTCCGAGTATCATGCCGAATTCAAGAAGATGTCGGCGAAAGTCTTTGCGGACAAGACTGTCCTCCGTGGTAATGAGGGCATTCCGGACGATTATTTCATCAGCATGAACGGCGACGGCGCTGCTGCTATTGAACAGCAGATAATGGCTTACGCTCCGCAGATTCGCGAAACAGAGCACGCCGCCCGGATAAACAAGGAACTGCGCTTCTTTGAAACGCAGATAGGAGTAAGTTCCGGCACGTTCTCGTTCGACACGCAGAAAGGACTTGTCACAGCAACGCAGGTGCTTTCCGAGGACAGGACTACATACAACACGGTCTGCCAGATACAGCGGCAGCTTCGCCCGGTGCTCCAGTCGCTCAGTCAGATCATAGTCACACTGGCGCGGTTCTACGGCGTGGAGTGCGAGGACGGCGAGTGTGCGATAGAGTTCGGCGACAGTGTGTTTGAGGATACCGGCACCGAATTCAACCGCCGCTTCCAGATGGTTCAGGCAGGACTTCTCAAGGCTGAGGACTTCAACGCATGGTACTTCGGCGTTCCGCTGGAAAGAGCACGGGAGATGTTGCCGCCAATGACAGAAGCTTTTGGTCAGATTTAGACAACGAAACGGCAGCAAGCTGCCGAACGTTGTTGCTAAACTGCATCATTTTTGTTTCGGTGACAGTCGTCACCGATTTTCTGACGAAAACCACAAAAATGACGGGTAAGAAAGGAGAGTTAAATGCTGACGCCCGAACAGCTCCAGAACCTGCCGCAGGATCTCACAGATCTGTACGAACAGCTTTCCGAATTTATCCTCCGTGACATAGCCCGGCGCATTGCAAAGGGCGCGGAGATCACCGACACGGCGGAATATCAGATGTACCGGGCGCGTTCCCTGGGGCTTTCCACGGACGAGATCGCCGCGAAAATTGCCGAGATAAACGGCAGTTCCGCTGCAGAGGTCAACCGAATTATTCGGGAGGCTGCGGCGCAGTCTGACGAGTTCGACCGGAAAATGCTCGGCGCTGATAATGGCACGGCTGTCCCTCTGGAGGAGAATAAGCAGCTGCAGAAGCTGATATCTGCGCAAATCAAGGAAACCGCCGGGAAATGCGAGAACCTCACAAACACGATGGGCTTCGCCGATCATGACTTCCTCGGGCGCGTGTACTACCTGTCCATGACGGATATGTACCGCCGTGAGATGGATTCCGCGCACATGAAGGTCGCGACCGGTGCGACGGACTACATGACCGCGATCCGGCAGGCATGCAATAAGCTTGCGGCAAGCGGCGTGCGCACGATAGACTATGAGAGCGGTCGCTCTGACCGTATCGAGGTCGCGGCGCGGAGGGCGCTGCTTACCAGCGTGGCGCACGTCACGCACCGTATCTCCGAGGAGAACGGTGAGGAGCTGGGCGCGGACGGCTGGGAGATGTCGGCGCATTCCGGCTCCAGACCGTCCCACGCAGTGTATCAGGGACGGCAGTACACGCAGGAACAGTATGAGCGGATAATCAAGCCGCTTATCAGCGAGCCGAACTGCCGGCACGATGTGTTCCCGATAATCCTCGGCGTGTCCGAGCCGGTTTATACCGAGGAAGAACTCCAGAACATAGACCAACCGCCGTTCACCTATGAGGGGCGGAAGTATACCGCTTACGAAGCTTCCCAGCAGATGCGAAAGATGGAGCGCGCCATGCGAAAGCAGAAAGACCGCTGCATTGTCGCTGACGCTGCCGGGGACGAGGATAGTTATACCGCTGCGAGCATTAAGCTCCGGCGGCAGAAAGATATCTATGAGGATTTCGCAAAGGCTGCGGACAGCTACACACAGTACGAGCGGACTTATGTCGCCGGCTATGACCGCAGGCTTGCAGGCAAGACCGGGGCGGTTACTCGGAAGCAGAGGGAGTTTGAAAAGGCGCAGATTCGCTTGACAGAAGAAACAAGTCATGATATAATAGAGAAAACGGAAACTTCTGATTTTAAGAATATTATTTCACCTCAGAATGGTATGTCAAAAGAATACCAGACTGTGTTGGAAAATAAATTCTCTGGTGGAACAGCTGACGCAAAAAGAGCCTTTACCAGGTACGTTAAGCACGATTCAGTTGCAGATAGTTCTTATGATAAGACCGCACATTTCTCTCCTGTTACACAGAAAATCAAGATGAATTTTGCCAAGGATCAGATTAATCCCAAAGGCTCCGGAACTACGTTCTTTCATGAGCATGGGCATTACATTGACTACACATCGTGTGAAGGTGACGGCTATACTTCGACAAAATCCCCCGAGTTTGGAAAGCTGTTAAAAAGCGACTTTGATAGTTATGTGAACTCAGTTATGAAGCAAAATCACATTGAATTGCCTGCGGCATACTACAAGATTTCTAAAGAGCTTTCAGGGCATAAGCAGCATTCTGTTTCAGACTTATTCGGAGGTATTTCTGGCAACCAGTGCGTCGGCAGATATAGACATAAGGATTTGTATTGGACTAAAAACGGTGCAGTAGAAAAAGAAGCGTTTGCTCATATGTACGAAGCACAGTTTGATGCTGAAAAATATGAACTCATGAAAAAGTATTTCCCTAATGCTTTGAATGAATTTGAAAAACTTCTGAATGGAGTGATAAAATGACTTTTTTTGAATTTGAAGATGATGTTAAATTACAGAAGGCTTCAGAGAACTATGTGAAGGCTTACGGCGGTGAGTTTTACTGCGAAGAACCCGGAGTTGCTCTTTGCTATGAGAGCAAGGACAGAAAAGAAAGCTATTATTCTCCTCATGAAGCAACATCGCAGCAGATATATGAAATGCTGACGAATGGTAAACCAATTTCCGAACAGTGGTCACCTATCGAATATGATCCAGAATGTGATTACTAAAGCAAAGCACAATACATGCACTCCCAGCAATGGGGGTGCAATTTTATACCCATTTTTCGAAAGGAGCACCCATGACCCCACACGACAGATACTGCAAGACCAGGCGTGCAGCGGTGGTCGCAGACGCACGCCGAAAGCGGCAGCGCTGCATGCCCCGTGACGCGCCCAGAATGATCTGCGGCGAAATACCACAGATAACTTGCACCCTCCATGAGGGCGCTTTTTTATACTCAATTTTAAGGAGGATTTTTAAATGGATAAGTTAAAGGCACTCCTGCAGAAGCTTGGAATCGAGCTTACCGCAGACCAGACAAAGCAGATCGAAGAGGTAATGAGCAAGGAGTTCATTTCCGCCGCCGACGCTGCCGCAGACAAGACCAGGCTGGAGGAACTGACGAAGCAGCTCGCCGCCCGTGACAAGGATCTCGAAAAGCTCAAGGCGGACAACAAGTCCGAGGAGCTCCAGAAGCAGCTCGACGAGCTGAACGCCAAGTACAAGCAGGACACCGACGATCTCAACGCGAAGCTGACCGCTCAGCAGGCGGATTTCGCTGCGGAGAAGCTGTTCGGCGGCTACAAGTTCGCAAGCGAGCGTGTCAAGAGTTCCGTCCTGGCAGAGTTCAAGAGCAAGGGCTTCAAGCTGGAGAACGGCGAGTTCGTCGGCGGCAAGGAGTATCTGGAGGGGCTGAAGCAGTCCGAACCGGATTCATTCGCCCACGATCAGAAGCCCGGACTGTTCATGGGCAGCACCCAGAACAACGTCAGCGCCGACGCAAACAACCTCGAAAGCCAGATCTACACTGGCTTCGGCTTAAAGAAGTAAGGAGGAAACCACAATGGCAATCAACACAATCGAAGCAGCAAAGATATTCCAGACCGCCCTCGATCAGCAGGTGCTGGAGGGAGCAACCTCCGGCTGGATGGAGGAAAACGCCACTCAGGTCATTTACAACGGCGGCAGTGAGATCAAGATCCCGAAGATGTCGCTGAGCGGTCTCGGCAAGTACGACCGCGACAGCGGCTATGTTCAGGGAGCAGTCACATATGCCTATGAAACCAAGACCATGACCATGGACAGAGGCAGAAAGTTCCTGCTGGACAAGATGGACGTGGACGAAACCAACTTCGTTGCCAGCGCTTCCGCAGTCATGAGCGAGTTCCAGCGCACACAGGTCATTCCGGAAGTGGACGCTTACCGCTACAGCAGGATCTATGCGCTTGCAAAGGACAAGTACAGCAAGACATACACTCCGGCGGCAAGCACGATCCTGTCCACGCTCACTGCAGACATCACTGCTGTCCAGGACAGCGCCGGCGCTGCTGACCTTGTTATCATCATGCCGTATACCGTGGCTGATATGCTCGACACTAACGAGGAAATCAACCGCAATATCAACACCGATGATTTCAAGCAGGGTGAGCTTAACCTCAAGGTAAAGACATTCAACGGCATTCCGATAATCCGCGTTCCCTCGGCGAGAATGAAAACAGCCTACGTATTCAACGACGGCAAGACCAGCGGTCAGGAAGCCGGCGGCTTCACTCCTGCGGCAAAGGCGACCCAGATAAACTGGATAATCTGCCCGAAGTCCGCGCCGATAGCCGTTTCCAAGACGGACAACTTCAAGATGTTCGACCCGGAAACCAACCAGTCCGCGGACGCATGGCTCGTTGAGTACCGCAAGTTCCACGACCTCTGGATAAAGGACAACATGCTGTCCTCTGTCCGCGTATGCGCAGTGGCTTCGACATGAGTTACGCTGACTACGCCTACTACACCGGGACTTACGGCGGCAAGGCGGTAAAGCAGGAGGATTTCCCACGGCTTGCCGCCAAAGCTTCCGCTTACCTCGATAACCTGACGTTCGGACGCGCTGCCGAGAACGCTGACGATGAGCGGCTGAAAAACTGCTGCTGTGATCTTTGCGACAGCCTGCTGCTTACTGATGGCAGCGGCGGCATGGTGAAGCAGTCCGAAAGCGTGGGGAGCTGGAGCTACACACTGGCGAGCAGTTCGGAGGGAACTTCCGAAGGTGTCATGGTTCGGGCGGTCTGCCGGGCGTGGCTTCCGGCAGAGTGGCTTTACAGAGGGGTGGCACGAGAATGATCTTTAGCGACACCATAACAGTCTACAACATAATTCCGCAGCAGGGGCGCTCTCCGGAGCAGCTCCGCCGCACGGTAGTCCACGGAGTATTCTGGGACAGTACCTCCGGAGCGGCGTTCGGTAAATCCGGGAAGGACGACAGCGACAGCATTACGGTTATGATTCCGGATCTGCCTGCGCTTGTGCCGGCTGCGGAATGGTTCCGGGACGGCTGCCCGGCGGACAAATTCACACTTTCCCCCGGCGACATCATCGCCCGGGGCGAATGTGGCGATATCTCAAGTGCAGCGGAACTCGAACGGCAGCACACCGAAAAACTGATAATCACAGCGGTTCGCGACTGCCGGTTCGGTTCTGCAAGCTTGAGGCACTGGGAGGTTTCAGGAAAGTAGGTGATTCGATGAAAATTACTACCGACCGCGGAACATTATTCACTACCGCCAGCGGCAAATCAATTCTCCGCTGGAACAAGAACGCTCCGCCCACCGAGGAGAATTTCGACCAGCTGCAGAAATTCATCGACAACACAGTAGTCCGGCACATGGACGCATACGTCCCCATGCGCACCGGAATGCTGAAGAAGTCCGTTATCCTCGGTTCGCGCATGGGCAGCGGCGAGCTGGTGTTCATCGCGCCTTACGCTCACAAGCGGTATTACAGCAAGAACGGGAAGCTTGTCGGGAAGCGCGGTTCAAGATGGTTTCACCGAATGTGGGCGGCGCTTAAGGACACGATCGTCCGGGAAGTCAAAAATTACGCAAGGAGGCTGATGCCATGAAATCTGTAATGGATAGCGTTTGCGAGTATCTTTCCGGGTGTCCGCTGCTTGACCCGAAGCTTCCGGTTTACCTCGACTATGTGGACGACAAGGACTGTTATTGTGTGGGAACGGTGCCGAATACGCCTTACCGCAAGGATATCCTCGGCAACCGTATCTACACGGTGACATTTCAGTTTGCATATAGAACGGCTATCAGCAGCGACGCGGAACGGGGCAAAAACATGGAATTTCTTGAGCAGTTCTGCCGCTGGATTGATGAGCAGAATGACCGCCACAGCTTCCCCGTTCTGGCGGCGAACCAGACAGCGAAGAGCCTGAAGGTCATAGAAACAAGCGCCCTTGACGAAGTGGACGAGGGCAGAACCACGGGAATTTATATCACACAGTTACAGTTTATTTATAAAGAAAGGATAAGGTGATTTATTATGTCAATCACAGGAACAGGCGCTGTAGAGCGCGAACAGAGTATATTATTCATTCAGATCAACGGCGTGTGGGAACCCATCGGCGAGGACAACGAGAGCCTGGAGCGTACCCGTAACAACACGGTGACCCAGACGAAGAACGTCCTCGGCAGAACCAAGACCAAGATCACTAAGGGCAACCAGGTGACCTCCGTATCCCCGTACCTTATCGCTAAGGATTCCGCGCTTGCCAAGGAGCTGTACGAGATCGACAGGAAGGACAAGCAGCTTGACGAGGTCAAGTACCGCTTCATGGAGGTGTCTATCTTCGACCAGAAGGGCGATGAGAAGTTCGCGGCATGGACGCAGGAAGCCAAGATCGACCTCAAGAGCTGGGGCGGCGCTGCTGCTGATGGTCTGACTGCTCCGTTTGACGTCGTCTGGGAGGGCGACCGCACTTACGGCACATATGATCGTGCAGCAAACACCTTTACCAGTGATGACGGTATTGAGGAACTGACGGTCGTATCCACCGCTGGATCCTCCGCAACGAGTACGATCCTGCTGGTAGCTCCGCAACTGAGCACCGGTAATCATTATGTGTACAAGGGCGGCGCTTCTGCTCAGACAGTCACCGCCGGACAGGACGTCACAAGCTGGACTGTGCTTTCCCCGGGTACCGCGATTACGCTGACTGGCTCTCCGGCGACTGTAACGGTGGTCGAGGCTGACGCCGCCGGCAAGGCTGTTAAGGCTGGCAGCGTGACGGCTGTGTACGGGTCTTAATGTGACATTTTCTGCTTGACTTTATCCTCCGGGTGTGGTATAATGTATGAAAATCACATCTGGAGGGTAGCACATGAAAGAAGAAACATACCAGAGCTCAATCTTAGCGCCTGACGTAACTGACAACCTGGGAAATATGACTGTCGGAGCACCTGATGAAGTGTCAGCAGCAGAGCTCCAGGAAATCAGAAGATACACAGAAGAAAACAACCGGTTATTAAGTCAGATTGAACAGCATACAATGACCATGACAATCATAATGGTGATTTCTATGATTTGTTCTGCGCTCAGCGTGGCATCTGCGCTGATAACGGTCTTTAATATCAGCAGCTTAGGCTGATTATCTGCAATTATTTTAAAGCACCCCTTGACTGGGGTGCTTTTTGTTATGGAGGAATTCGCATGATGAGATTTTGCACCACAGAGGAAAAGCCGGTAGACATCGAAATCGTATCCGGCGGAGAAACACACCGCATAAAGTTTTACCCCACCGACCTTCTGACAAGAGAGCGCTTCTATCAGACCTACGAAAACCTGAAGAACTACAAGCTGAAGGAGATCGTCCCCACTGTGGACAAGAACGGCGTTTCCAGTGCCGAACTGGAGAACGCAAAGGAGCTGCGCCGCTTCACGGACTTCCTCGGTGAACAGATTGATGGCATATTCGGTGCCGGAACGGCGAAGCTGATCACTAACGGTCGCTGCAATCCTGTGGAACTTATCCGTTTTATGTGCGAAACGGCACACTACTTCACGCAGACCTCAAGCGACCTCATCAAGCATTACACCGACGCTATCGGGGACGGTGTAATGAAGTGAATTATCTCCTCGATAAGCTGCCGCAGGCTGTCCTGATCGATGGTAAAGCGGTACCCATACACACGGATTTCCGGGTGTGCCTGCGCGTCGTTCAGGCGCTGGAGGACGAGCGGCTCATGGAGCACGAAAAGCTCACCGTGCTGCTGACTCTCCTTTACCCGGAACCCCCGGAAAACACAGCCCTTGCAATTGAGCAGGGGCTGAAATTCTTGAATCTGGGCGAGGATATGAATGCCAGCAAGACACACCCGGCAGCTGTCTATAGCCTGAACAAGGATTCAATCTATATTTATACGGCGTTTAAAAGCACTTTCAACATTGATTTAAACTCCGTTGAAGATCTTCACTGGTGGAAATTCCGCAGTCTTTTTGCCGACCTCGGCAAGGACTGCTTTTTTAATACACTGATCAGCCTGCGTTCGCGGCAGCGGACTGGTAAGCTCACGGACAGCGAAAAAGAATTCGTGCGGAGGAATCCGGAATTGCTATCCCTGTCCGAACCGAAGCAAAGCACCGCAGTGCAGGACTTTATCTCGAAAATAGGAAGGAGGAGCTAATATGTCACAGGCAGACGGATACGTCCGCATTGTCACCCAGAACGACACCGCCGAAGCACAGCGCTCCACGGAACAGCTCGGCGACACCATTCAGGAAGCGCTGGATACTTCCCCGGCGGACAAAATGACTGATGTGCTTCTGGATATCCAGAAATCCATTGAGCAGCTCGGCTCGACTATTTCCAGCTCTACCGATCAGATAGTTGACGCTTTTGGCGAGGTGGAAGATGGACTGGACGATACCGGCGACGCCGCTCTCAAGACTGGCGATATCATCAAGGCTAATTTGCTTTCGGACGCTATCTCCAAGGGCGTCGAAAAGCTCGGTGAATTACTCAAGAACGCCGCTTCCAGGGCTGTTGAGGTATCCGGCGACATGGACAAGAGCGTGCGAAAAATAGCTTCAGCCACCAATGCCAGCGCTGAGGATATGGAAAAACTTCGGGAGATCGTTGAAACAATATATGGTGACAACTTTGGAGAAAGCGCCGAGGATATTGCGGACAGCATATCAAAAATAAAGCAAAATCTCGGCGATCTTTCCGATGAGGAGCTCATCAGCATAACCGAGAGCGCTTACGCTCTGCAGGACGTGTTTGACTATGGCGTAGACGAGAGTTCCAGGGCGGTAAAGGCAATGATGGAAAATTTCGATGTTTCCGCAGCGGAAGCTTATGATTACATTGCCAGGGGCGCTCAGAATGGTCTTGATTATTCCGGTGAGCTGCTGGATAACATCTCGGAGTACTCCGTGCAGTTCAAGAAGATGGGACTTTCCGCAAGCGATATGTTCACCATCTTTGAAAACGGCGCTGTAAATGGCGCATGGAACCTCGATAAGATCGGTGATTCTGTAAAGGAACTTGCTATCCGTGTTATTGATGGTTCTGACACAACCAAGCAGGGCTTTGAAGCTCTCGGCTTCAAAGCTGATGAAATGGCAAAAAAATTCGGCGCAGGCGGTGAAACAGCACGCACAGCATTCCAGGAAGTAATAACAGCTCTTGCCGCTATGGACGATCCTGTTGCGCAGAATACAGCTGGTATCAATCTGATGGGAACCATGTGGGAGGACATGGGCGCTCAGGCTGTCCTGGCACTTGGTGATATCTCAGACAGCGCATACGACTGTGCCGGAGCACTCGATGACATAAAGGACATAAACTATGGAGGGCTACCTGATACGCTCGAAAGTATAAAGCGCCAGATCGACCTGCTTATCGAGCCCATTGGCAAAAGCCTTGTTCCCTCTCTCAATGAGGTTTCCGAAACAATCAGCGACGTCAGGGAAAAGGGTGACCTACAGGAAATAGCTGTTTCGGTTTCTGAATTCATTTCCGGTGCACTTACGCTGCTGCTGAAAAATATCAATCTCATAGCTTCGGCGGTCACCGGAGTTACTGCAGCGTTCATAGCATTTAAGACTGCTGCCATGATCACCAAGGTGATCCAAAGCTGGCAATCTGCTATCTTACAGGTCAAAATGCTCGGTACAGCTCAGCAGTTCGCCGCTGTCAAGACTGCTGCGCTTAATGGTCAGCTCACGCTGCAGGAAACGATTTATGCCGTGCTCAGCGGAAAGCTGGATATCGCTACGGCTAAGCAGGTGGCACTCAATACAGCGATGAACCTGAACCCGGCTGGAATAATTGCTGCAGGAGTAGGATTGTTGGCTACAGCTCTGACGGGATTCGCATTAAATGCCAGTACTGCGGACACTGCTACAAGCGAGTTAAATGATTCCATTGAGCAGATGAAAAAAAACACAGAAGATTCTATCGCTCAGAATGAAGCAGAAATGTCTGTGCTTAAAGACAAGGCAAAAAGATATGAAGATCTTCGCACTGCTATAAGCCTTACTGCTGATGAAAAGAAAGAACTTGCAAGCCTAGCTCAAGATTTACAGGGCGTGCTCGGTGACGAAGTTTCTGTCGTGAATCAGCTTACGGGCGAGTATAATGACCTTACATCTGCCATTGATTCATACATAGAGAAAAAATCGGCTTCCGTAAAGTTAAATGCTTACGAAGAGGCAGCCAAGGAAGCATATGAAATCAAAGCAAAAGCACAAAAAACTATTGACAATTATGAAGCCATAGTTAAAAATGCTTTCGATTTTACAAATTCAGATTCGAGTAAATATGTCGATGAAAACGGCAATATAGACTTTAACGGGATGTTGACGGATGGAGCATTGGTTTTTGGATCTCTCCTTATAGCAGGAAATAATGCAGAGGAGATTAAAGCTGCATATGCTGCCGTCGAAGAAGCCGATGCAACAATAGCAGACTGGCAAAACCTTCTTTCCGAACATTACAAAAGCGACACAATAGAAACAACTGATTCACCTTCAATTGCCTCAACCGCTTACACCGGTGACTTCATCGACGTCGAAGCCGAGAAGAAAAAGTTCAAATCCGCACGGGACGAGCTCAAAAAGGAGTACAATCTCGGCGAAATCGACGCTGCTACCTACTACAGCACTCTTGAGGCGCTCCGGGACAAATATCTCAACTCTGCCATTGATTCCGACGAATGGTATGACGCCACCGTCGAGATCAAGAAATATCGTGATCAGCTGACTGAGGATCAGAAAAAGGCATACGAGAAGCAGCTTGAAGCGCAGAAAAAGGCTGACGAGGAAGCCAAAAAGCAGGAAGAAAATGCGATCAAGGAAGCCGCTGCGGCACGGAAACAGGCATACACCGATGGAAAATCCGAGCTGGAGTTCCAGCTGAAAACCAAACAGATCACCGAGAAAAAATACTACGCCGCCCTGGATAAGCTCCGGGACAAGTACCTCGACAAGAATTCCTCGGAATGGCGCAGCGCCTACCTCGAAACCTATGAATACAACCAGAAGATAATCCAGGCGAACAAGGACGCGCTGAATCATCTGCTCAGCGATACCAGCGATTCCACCCTGGACGCTCTGGACAAGCTTATCTCCAGCCGCGACAGTCTGACCAACAAGCTTAAGGATTTCAACAAGACCTTTGAGAAAACCACCCAGACCATTCCGGAAACAGTAGCAGTCAAGGGCGAATTCACGATCACCACTGCCGAGCATGAAGAGGACGTCTACAAGATGGGCGCTGACAGCATTGAGGACAATATCAAGGTGCTGGAGGATTACGGCGCTATGCTGGACGCTCTTAAAGCCCGGGGCGCCGACGAGAGCACGCTCAGCTCTATCCTGGACATGGATATCGAGGAGGGCATGAAATACGGCGCGGAGCTGCTCAAGATGTCGGACTCCGACTGGAACAGCTACTTTGACAGCCTGGAAAAGCTCAACAACAAGGCGGCGGAGATATCCGCAAAGTACTATCAGGATCAGATCAGCGACCTGAAGGAGAATTTCGTGGATAAGCTCCGCAGCGTGTTTGATGGACTTTCCAGCGACATGTATCAGGTCGGCGTGGATGTCGCCGAGGAATTCGTCAAGGGCTGGAACAAGAAGATGGGAACCGAGGATCTTACCCTCGGTGACATCATGTCCTCCGTTAGCACCGGGACTATGGCGACCGCTCCTACAGCCGCGAAGTCCATGTCGGCGCTCGGAGCGATAGTCAATATGCCGTCCACGCTCAACTCCATCAAAACCAATATACCTATTTATATAGGAACGCAGAAACTCGTTGACCTGATCGTTGACCTTACCAACGGCAAGATAATCCAGACCGGGAAAAACGTGCTGCTTACTTAAGGAGGAATAATTATGATGTGGTGGAACGGCGAACCGCTGCCGGTTCCGTCCCCGGGAATAGGTTGCGAATACCGTATCGTCGAGGGAACAAACAGCGGACAGACCCTCGGCGGAACGTACTCAAAGAAGATCATCGCCAGGAAGGTAGATCTTCAGGTGAACTGGGAGAACCTGTCCGCCGAGGAATCCGCCGTGATAGGCAAGATAAACGAGGGAACCTACGGCAAACTGACATTCTACAGCCCGGATCATGGCAGGTACATAACCCGGACAATGCATGTGGAGAGCCACACAGCGGAAATATCCGAGGCGGTGCTGGAACACGGAAGTCTGGACGGCAGCTTCTCCGCTTCCGTTCAGTTCCGGGAAAAGTAAAGGAGGTTTAAATGTGATTTTAATAACCTTTTCAAAGGCAGGACGTGACGATATAGTACTGACAGAAGATGATCTCTTCGACTTCCAGTACGAAGCAAGCTGCTTCTCCAGCGATACCTTTGAGCTCGGCGGAATCAACGCCAGGAAGCTGTATCTGTTGATTGACAACAATACGCAGCGCTTTCCCCGTGGAGCGTTCGCAAACTGCCGCATCAAGCTGGAGATCAACGACGTGTTCATGGGATATTACACCTCTGAGCTGCCGAAGCGCCGGAACGGCGTGATAGAGCTGACTGCATACGATGACATGGTAAAGCTGGACGTGGAATTTCCCACGGATTACACGTTTCCGCAGATGTTCTGGGCAGTGTATGCGCAGTGCGTTTTCACCGCTGGACTTGCTGACGAAGTATCATTTGATAATGTGATCCTCAACGGCGTCTGGAATAACGGCGTGATTTCTGCGGATTACACTGATTACATCTACGCGAATTCCTGCCGAAAGCTGGTTTCCGGCATGGCGGAATGGAACGGCGGATACGCCCATATCAACGACAGCGGAAAGCTGCAGGTGGACAAGTTTTCGCAGACCGTTACCCGGGAATACAATTCCGGCGAGCTGATGGAGCTTGACTACAGCGATGAAACAGTGATATTCTCAAAGCTCAAGACTTCGCAGAAAAACAAGACCTACGAGCTCGGCACTGACGATGGTTATACGCTGGTGATCAATAACCAGTACATAAGCTACGGGCTTGATGATTCTGCATTCGAGCTGTATTTCCAGAAGCTTTACGACTACTACAAGGGATTCACGCTGACTCCCATGACGTTCACCCTTTCGGATCCCGACCTGGAACTGCATATCGGCGATCGTGTGCAGGTATATGACGAGGAGGAGCAGGTCACAGTGACCGGCAATGTTTCCAAGATTGAGATTACGGGGAACTGCTCCATGACCGTGACCTGCGGCGGCTTCGATAATATCTCAACCAGCACGAACTATACGCCGACGTCCTTCAGCCAGAACGAGCAGACCAAACAGGGAGCAAAAGTCGCGGAAAAGCTTCAGACCACCGGCTCGGATTTCTGGGCGGTGACAGATAACTCTGGCGTGTGCGTGGGTAAAGGCGATACCAAAATCGCGTATATCACGCAGTCTGGAAGCGGCTTTAATATAAATGCATACGGACCGCATAATTTTACTGTCGCGGACGGAGGAATATCAGCGCAGACAAGTGGTGACATCCACAGTACTTATGTCCGTATCGGCGGCGAAAATCCATTTGCAATGCGTATTCAGGTGGACGGTGGTTCTGCAAGAAGCGTGCTTGAGCTTGAGGGTGGAGCGCAGCTGTTTGTTTACCCGGAGGAAATACTTATCGGAACACTGCATATCCGCCAGACGGATAATGGATTTAAGGTGACAATGGGCAGCTGCACGCTGGAAGCAAAGCCGGACGGGCTGTACTTCAACGACAAAAAAGTAGTATTGGAGGATACGACATGACAGCAAAAACAATAACGCTCACAGGCGCAGAAATCAGGGCAGGTTACTCGGGCGGAGCGAACGCCTGGCTTCGGAACGACGGCACGGAAGTGATCTACGCGGCGGCAGTCCCGGGAATCACGGCAGGCTCCGACGGGGTAGTCAGCA